GCCGATGCGCTGGGTTACGAAAACAAACCCTACCTGGCGGGCGACACGGTTCGACTGGGGCAGCGGCTGTATCAGGCCGCGCAGGACGTGCCAATCGACACGCCGCCGCCAGACCCCGTCTACTGGATCGATATCGGCCAGATCGCGCAGGAGGCCAATGCGCTTGCCGCTCAGGTGCAGGAAAACACCACCCGCATCGAGGAAACGGAAACCGGCGTCGCCGCAGTCAGCGAGAAGGTGGAAGGCGTCTATTCGCAGATCAACCCGCCGCTTGCTGGCGATACGGAGTGGATGGCCGGCAGCACGTCGGTGATGGCGGGCGTCTGGTCCATCCAGTCGGCGTACACCTCGGCAGACCTTGCTCTGGCCCAGCGGATTGATCAGGTCGCGGCTGAGATCGGCGATGACCTGATGGCCTCGGTCGAAGAGACCGCCAAGGCCGTTGCCGACCTGGAAAACGGCGCCTCGGCGATGTGGTCGATCAAGCTCCAGGTGCGCCAGGACGGCACCTACTATGCGGCGGGCATGGGCATTGGCCTGGAGAACACACCCGAGGGCATGCAGTCGCAGGTGCTGTTCCAGGCCGATCGCTTCGCCGTCATCAACACCGCTAACGGGCAGATCACTTCGCCATTTGTGATTCAGGGCGGGCAGACGTTCATCAACTCGGCGGTGATAGGTGACGGCACCATCGATATGGCGAAGATTGCAACCGCCCTGCAGTCAACCAACTACGTGGCGGGCCAGCAGGGCTGGCGACTGGACAAGTCGGGGACGTTTGAGATCAACGGCGCCGTGGCGGGCGGCGGGCGCATGACGATGGATAACGAATCCCTGCGCGTCTACGACCAGAACGCCGTTCTCCGGGTGAAAATCGGTAAGTTGCGATGAGCGAATACGGCATTGAAATCAACGCCGCCAACGGCGCGTTAACGTTGGGCATGCAGCACTTCACCATCAAAAAGATATTTGAAACCACCATCGCCAAGCAGGGGCGCGGGGCGATTCAGGAAGGTTGGCGCACGGATCTGATGGAGTTCTCGGTCGCTGGCTATGACCCCGCCACATGTTTTGTGGTGATTAAGCCGATTGTATATGCCGGCTATGATCAGCCGGGGTATGACGACGGGTTTGGCTTTACGCCAACTTTCCGAGATATAGGGCTGAATAAAATTGGGATTGTGACCTATGTTAACTGGCAAGAATACCGGAGCGACAATTGGTATAAATACAATCGAACCAATACGGTGGCCGCTTCTGTGGTCGTGGTTAAGGTGCTGGCGTAATGGCTGAATTTGGACTCGAAGCAACCAACAACAGCAACGTGGTCACGGTATCGAACAATTCAAGGCTGCTGGTGTTTTCCGAACGCGGCACGGTGCGCGTGCGGTCCAGTAACTCGGATACGCCGGGCTATGGCTCCATCACGCTGGCGAAGCCGATCACGACCACCGCTACCCCGGAAATATTCGTCAAAGTGTCTTCGTTTAATCGGACATCCATAGCGGTGTATTTCACCTTTATAGGATCGCCCGGCAACTGGACAGGCTTTAAGGTGACGGCCGCCGCTGGCAGTACGAACAATTTAATGGACCACACGCTGGAATATGTGGCGTGCAAATATTCAGACAGTCCAAGTTCCGAAGATTACGGAATGGAACTGTATGACGAAACCGGCAGCGGCGAGGTTATCTTCAACTCGACCGACAGCCCAGTAATATTTGATCGCTTCACTAAAACGTGGACACATCAATCAACAAGCAACGGCGTGGGGCGCTATGCCTCTGGAAAGTCCATCGCAACGGATGACTTTATCGGTGTGAGCGGGTTTGACCGTGGCGTGGTGTTCTTCGGCATTGCCGACTTCGCTGGGGTTGAATTACTTAATTCGAGCGCGCGAGTTCTGAATATTACGATCAACCAAAACCCGGTCTATCAACTGCAAGACCCGAGCATGGGGCAGGCTTTCAACTTCTGCATGCCGATCTGCAAATTCCCAGCAAGCGTCTACGGCTAGCAGCAACCCAACCAAGGAGCCTCTATGGCACTTCAACAAGTAAACCTCGGCGCCGAGGGAACAGGCGCCGGGGGCGATACCGCGCGCAGGGCGTTTGAGAAGATGAACGCGAATTTCAGCAACCCCGCGTATGCGGCCAGCAAGGTGGTTCAGGCCAGCCCAACCGACACCACTGCCGGGGCGCTGATGGCAGTGGGAGCTTTCGGCCTCGGCGCCACGAACGGCCCGCAGGTTACCGACCTGAATGCGGTGTTGGTGGGCGGACAGTATGCGGTCCCAGATGGTGCGCAGAATGCTCCGACTCCTTCCTTGGGGACGCTTCAAGTCATCGCATATTCATCGGTGGCGGTATCCCAATTATTTATTAGCCGGGAGTCAGTGCCCCGCATTTACCTGCGCGCATATGTAGCTGGCCCTGCGTGGACGCCATGGAGTGAGATATATCACGCGCGGAGAATTTTAGGCATCGTCTCCCAATCTAGCGGCGTACCTACCGGCGCGATCTTCCAGATCATTGAAAATGCGAACGGCAGGGCGGTGCGTTATGCGGATGGAACACAGATATGTTTCAGCCCCGCATTCACCATAAATTGCAACATCCAGTACGGAAGTATCTACCGATCTGATGATACTAACTGGACTTACCCGGCATCTTTTTCGGCATCAGGTCAGACATCCGGATCAGCCTCTTGCGGAAATTCCGGCATACCGATCGGCCATATCCGAACATTATATGACTCAGCGACTTTGCGGCTGGCCTGTGGTGGATCGAGAACAGGCGACAGTGTTTCAGCAGTTGCCTTTGGCCGCTGGTACTAATAGGAGTGCACATGCATATCACACTTTCCCCCTTCACCCCGCTACCTGGCCAATTCGTTCCGCTAATAGCTTCTCGCGCCGGCGACGTGCTGACCCTCAACGGCCAGCCCTTCGATTTCACCCAACTGCCCGAAGGCGGCACGCTGCCTTCTGCCGCTATCGACTCCGACTGGATCGTCGGTTACGTATCCCGCGTGAACGGCGAGCTGCATCTGACACTGCGCCTGCCGCACGGCCCTAACCCTTCGCGGGCAGTGGCGTTCCCCGAGCCGATCCACGTGACCGAAGACGGCCCGATCCCGCTGCCGACTGATGAGGTGCCCGCATGAATATCGACTGGAGCGGGATGATCACCGCTGAACACAAGGCTGAGCAAGCGAGGAAGGCCTTAATCGCCTCCATCGCCGCGCGCCGCTGGCAGGCGGAGACAGGCGGCATTGATGTGGCCGGCATGCATATCGAGACCGATGATCGCAGCAAAGCACTCATCACGGGATCGGCGATCAAGGCAATGCGCAGCGCTGCTTACACGCTCAACTGGAAGACGCCCGAGGGTTTCATCCAGATTCCCGCCGAGCAAGTGTTGGCTATGGCCGATGCGGTGAGCGATCACGTGCAGGCGTGCTTCAACCGCGAGGCAGAACTGCTAGAGGCGCTGGAGGCCGGAACCTTCACGCCGGATATGCTAGAGGAGGGCTGGCCCAATGAACCGGTTCACGAATCCACTCCAAGCTGAGCTCCAGCCCGACCGCAAAACATGGCGCCTTCTGGCGCCATTTTCATATCTGGACCCTGACCACGGGCTGATCGAGGTGCCGACAGGTTTCACAACTGACTTCGCCAGCATTCGAATCGTCCGCACGCTCGCAGTCATCGGTCTCGGGCTTTCGCTACTACTGAGCCTGTCGCCGTGGGCATGGCTGAGCTATGCAGCCTATGTCGTAGGGCTCGCGTGCCTGGCGCTGTATGCCGCAGTGGCCGGGTACGGTCACGGTCCGGCGGCGATCCATGACTGGATATACAAAACCGGAATGCTGCCGCGCGGCAACGGAGATCACGTGATCTTCAACGCGCTGCGATCCGAAGGCGTTGCCCGCTGGCGTGCGTGGATCTTTTGGACTGGCGTCAGGATCGGCGGCTCAAGGAGATACATAGGATGATGAAGACGTCACAACGAGGCATCGACCTCATCAAGAGCTTCGAGGGCCTGAGCCTGACAGCCTATCCGGACCCTGGAACTGGTGCCGATCCCTGGACGATCGGCTACGGCCATACGAAGGGCGTCAAGCAGGGGATGAAGATCACTGAGAACTGGGCAGAGGAACTGCTGCGCGACGACCTTGCCGAGTTCGAGGCCGCAGTAAATGGCCTGGTCAAGGTTCGTCTGTGCCAACACCAGTTCGATGCACTGGTCAGTCTCACATTCAACATCGGCGCGAGTGCGTTCAGTGATTCGACGCTGCTGCGCCTGCTGAATTCCGGCATGTACGACGACGCTGCGCTGCAATTTCAGAGATGGAACCGCGCCGGTGGAAATGTCTTGGCTGGCCTGACCCGTCGCCGCATGGCCGAGCGGAAGCTATTCGAGGATGAGCAGTGAACACGCGCCTGATCGGCATAGCTGCCGCCTTGCTCGCTGCGTTCTCTGCAGGGTGGATCGCGCAAGGGTGGCGCCTTGGTGGGCAGATATCGGACTTAAGAGCGGAGTGGGCCGAAACCCTGCGCCAGACCGCCGAGGCAAACGCCGCAGTGATCCTCAAGCAGCAGAAGGAAAGCCAGGCGCTGGCCGCTGAGCTGGCGAGTCTGGACGAGCAACGATATGGAGAGCTGCGCAATGCACAGCAAGAAATCGACCGGCTGTCTGCTGCTGTGGCTGATGGCACTAAGCGGCTGTCAGTCCGCGCCAGTTGCCCAGCAGCAGGCGTGCCCGCCACCACCAGCCCCGGCGGCGTGGATGCTGGAACCCAGCGAATCGACATTCACCCAGCGGATGCAGCAGCTATTGTCCGAATCACCGGAGACGCCGACGCCTGCGCCGTGAAGCTGTCTGCGCTTCAGGATTGGGCGCGGAGTGTTACAAGGGGGAATTGAGATTGCCCGGACGAGCTAGGAGGGGAAGTAGACCGGAACTCCGGCCTCTTGTGCTGCGGATATCATGTCCTGCGTGCCTCTCCCGCCTGGAAAGGCCACGACGCCATCAGGCTTGAGTGTGAGCATGTGGCGATTGCGCAATGGTCCGGCACGCTTGCCGTGCTTCTCCCATTCGGCCCGGCAGCGGGTCAAAGTCTGGCCCATGTTGACCGCCCACTCCCTTGCCCAGCGATCCGCCCCGGTCGGGCACTCGCCCTGGATGATCTCGCATATCCCGCGAAGGGTGTGGATCTTGTCCAGCACTCGGAACACATGGTCGCGATCGGCGTAGTCGCGACCGCCGCAGACGATGATTCGGACGGGCAT